CGAATATAGTCCTGACTTTTTATTCTATGAAACTGCACAACAGGGTTATAATTTTGTACCACTTTTATTTTTGATGGATTTAGATTCCGCCTTTCAAATAAATGTAAAACCAAAAAACATTGATGAGAATGTTGCTGAAGAATTTTTGGGTGCTCGTGATATGAAAGTGCTTTCTCAATTCAGTTTATTGGATAGTGTGCGAGATGGTGTTTATGCGGGTAAGTTTATTGGTTTCGACACAGTAACTCGCACACAAAAAATTACTACAGTCAAAAATGTTTATGAAAGCACAGTAACAAACAAAAGGCAGTATTCGCCAAATTTAGCTCTTAATGCAAAAAGTAAAGATCGAAAAGACTTTACACAAATGACCGATTCTAGAATTGTTTCTTATCCTTTTGCATTACCGAGAACCACAGTTGAATATATTAAAGAAAATGATCCAGAAGCCACGAGTTTAATTGATAATGCTGAATTATATGTGTTTCAGAGAAAAGCAATTTTTTCTAATTTAATGCAAAGACGATTACAACTGGCAATGCCAGGTAATTTTGGTTTGTTTTCTGGTAGAATGATTAATTTAAATGTGCCTAAGTTTTCATACAATGATGGAAGTAAAGAAACTCTGGATAAGACTTTAAGTGGTAAATACATAATAACTGGAACAAGACATGTAATTCGTTATGATAAACACGAAACTTTTATTGAAGTTTGCACGGATAGAATAGAAAATTGAATAAAAAGCTGAATAGAAAGCTGAATAGAAAACTAATATGTTGACAAACGATTTTTACGGTAAAAAAGGTTTCATTTGGTGGGTTGGCGCAGTAGAAGATGACGAAGACCCACTCAAATTAGGATCAGTTCGTGTTCGAATTATTGGTGTTCATAGTGAAGATACGAATTTAGTTCCAACAGAAAGTTTACCTTGGGCACAATTGATGTTGCCAGTAACTGGTTCGAATACTACAGTTCCTCCAAGAATTGGTGATTGGGTGATTGGTTTCTTCCAAGATGGTGAAGTCGCACAAATTCCTGTGGTTATGGGAATTTTTCCAGGTATTGAAAGTGTCCAATCAAGAACACTTTATCAAAACATTACAATCAAAAAAGGTGGACCAGATGAAGTGCCACAAACGCCGTGGGATGGTCGTGAAGTTGGCCAACCCATCACGCCGATTGTAGCTCGTTCAGATGGTTCAGTTGCAGGCACTGTAATTGATGCTACAAATCAAAGACGTTCACACATTTGCGATATTACTCCAGAGGTTACAAAATCAGTAGCCTATATAAAAGGACAATTTGGACAAGTTTTAGAAGCAATTAGAGCTGCAATACGAGCTATATTAGCTGCGCTTGGATTTGATCCTTCAGGCACAGCTTCATATTTTACGCAAATTGCAAAAGAAGTCACTCGCCTTTTGAAAAAAGTGACTGCGGCTATACGAGAAATAAATGAACAAATAGTTACTTTAGTTAAAGTTGCTCAGACAATTCGTGCTGTGATAGATTATATTTTAAGTTTACCAGAAAGAGCTAGGAAGTTTTTAACTGAGTGTATAACAAAATTTTTAGCGGCATTAGCTCAAGGCTTTACCGACCTTTTTGTGAAGCCAATTGTTGGTGCATCATCTGGCGCTTTTTCCGAACTTCAAAAATCTTTTAATGAAATTAGTGGCGCTGCAAGAGGACTTTTGAATGAAACAGGAAGACTTGTTTCTATGCCGGGGCAATTTATTGGAGCTCTAGTTAATCCTTCAAGTGATTCCGACTTCAACGCTGTTGAAAGGCAACTTAAAGGTCATGTGAATGCCTTGACAACTACTGGCACAACAATATATAATCGAAATGTAATGTCTGCAAATACAATGGGGCAAACAATATAAATGGCAACAAAACCAGAAGAAGATAACGGTTGGTTAGAGCCAGAATCTGCGGCTAACGAAGACACTCAGCCAAAATATCCTTACAATAAAACAATACAGACCGAATCGGGTCATTTGGTGGAACTTGACGATACACCAAATCGTGAGCGCATTCGTGTTACGCACCGAACTGGTACCTTTATTGAAATGGGCCCAAATGGCGATGAGGTACATAAAGTTTATGGTGATGGTTATGAAATTACAATCAAAGATAAAAATGTTTTAATTGAAGGCACATGTAGTGTCACTATCAATGGCGATTCGATTATCAATGTGAAAGGTGATAAAATTGAAAAAATTGAAGGTGATTATAAGTTAGAAGTGAATGGTGAATTTGTAGCATATTCACACACAAAAGCAAGTTTACTTTCGGATGAAGATGTTTTAGTGGGCGCTGGCACATCAACAGGTTTAGGTCAATTGCAACTTGCAGCTGGAGATAGTCTCTACATCACTGGCGATCTAACTGTTGGTGGTGAAATTATTGGTGATATTATAACATCAAAAACAAGAGTTGATGCCGGTACAGGCGTTAGTGCTGGCCCGTTAGGTTTTGTATCCGTTCTCGGCGGCATCTCGATTGGTGTTCCAGTAGCTACACCAGGAATTATAAATTGCATTGGATTAATTACTGCTACTGTTGCTATGTCTTCTAAGTTGGGTTCTTTTGGTGTAATGAAGGCGACTTGGATGACAGATTCAATAAACAAAGCGCTACATAATGTACACAAGCATCCAAGTTTTAAAGGTCCAACTGGACCACCAATTCCAAGAATGAAATAATTATGGCTATAGGTTCTAGAGACAGTTTTACTAGTATAAAAATGAACGGCGGTGGTGGTGCTGTTGGAGACGCATCACCACCAAGTTTGTCTAAATTTTTGACGGACAATCGTGAAGATACTAATCAAAACCGCAAGTTTCCATCAAGTTCGCCAACTTCAAGTGTGTTTGGCCGTTTAGGATTTAATTTTGATCCTGCGGATGATAATGTTCTTTTGTTATCGGATGCTGCTAAAAAACACTTAGAAACAATACCTAGGTTGCTCAAAGATTGGCAAGCTGAAGACATGCGAAATGGAAATGTGGGTAACTATTATAAAAACCCATTGAATGATGTTCTTGTGTCCATCAACAGTGCATTAGAACAAATTAAGTCTAAAATTCTTGTCGCTTCAGTAACAACTTTTGACTATGAAGCTGGTTTTGCAGTAACAAGTAACACATATGTTACCAATCTTGAAGAGGTTTTCAATCAAGCAAATTTTGCTCTAGACGAAGGCGAAAAATTTTTAAGACACACTAATCGTTTATCTAATGTTGAAAAGCCACAAGGCCCAACTGAAACTGCAAACAGTACCGCTGATTTTCCACATTTTGATGATGTAATGAGTCTTGGCCGTGTTCTTCTCTATATTTGTTATCAAACTGATGGCATTATGAATACTGCGCCAATTATTGGTTCAATGACAAGTTTGTTTACTGATCAAGAATTGGCAACCTATAACACAACTATTGCACCGTATCCTGGTTTAATTGCAAATAGCATTACCATAGAATCTGTAATGTCCGGTGAAAGTCAAGTTGCCGTTTACACTTCAAATTTGTCTTCGAATGTAATAACTACCATTACAGACACACTAAAAGGTTTAAAAATTCTTTTTGAAACACGAAGAACACACGATGAGAATTTTTGGACAAAAAGCCAAGCTGTAATTGATGAGTTTGAAGGTTTTGATAGTCTGAATAATGGCGGTGAGTTTCAGAATTTTATGGTTAATAATTTTGTTGGCACGGAAAAACTCTTACAAAGCGCTAACACACCAGACAATCCTAAGCCATTTGAAGAACAGGTGATTGTTTCGCCAAATGGTTTCGTAACTGTTTACAACAAAAAAACTGGTGAAGTTATTTCGAGTGATGAAGACTTAGAAAACATTGTTTTGAATGCCGAACCAACTGACACTCTAATACAAACCGTGTTTGATCAGGGCACGCCACCGACGGCTAATGATGTGACTCCTGGTGAATCTACTTCACCAATACTTACATTGGATGAATATATTGAAAAATATAATTTAGAAACATTAACTGTTACAGTTGGCGATAGCACACTCAATGTTAATACTGGCGCCATTATTTTCAACACACTTAATGGTGTTTGGTCTGGCACAAGAATTATACAAGTCACTAATATTTCTGATAATGTGTACTACTACTCCAATGCAGAATCAGTTTCTAACTTCTTGAATTCAGAAGTTGATGTGATTGTTGACGATTCTACAAAACGATTGGGTATTAAGTCTGTTACAATTGCTAACACTGGCACTGGTTATTCCAATGGCGTTGTTGTAATCACCGGTGGCGGCACAGATAATATTGCCGCCACAATTCGTGCCAATGTTAACTCAATTACTGGCGCTATTACTACAGTTAACATTACCTCTCGTGGTGCTTATACTTCAGTGCCAACTCTTAATGTGCAGGCGCTTGGAGGTTCCAGTGCAAGTTTAATTGCGGTACTTGATGATCCAACAAATTCCATATCCAATGGAGAATCGTTTAATGTTTCTGTTCAATTTAGAAGTCTCACGACAGGAAATACGGTTGATTATGGATTGATTACGATTAATCCTGGTATTGAAATACGTGTTAAGGGTTACAGTAATGTATCGACTGCTGGTATACTGTTACCTGGTGATATTTCACAAAATGTTGGTAACTCGACAAATAGGCCAATGATTAATGAATTTAATGGTCCGTATGCAATTGTGGATCCTGCAGCAACCGGCACTGAAAAATGGACTTGGAGAAATCTAAGTGCTGCATCACTCAACATTGTAAGTGTTATTGAAACAACCAACTCTTTGAGTACAAACAGCAATACTCATATGAATGTTCAGTTGTATCAGGCCAGTACACCAAATGTAATAAATGTAAATGATTCGGTGTTGTGGTATGCTAATGTTAAACCTCTGGTTGAATTCCCAAATGTTTCTACCTTCTTGGTAACAACGGAAGACGGACAACAAAGAACCATTACAATTGGTATTGATCGTGGCTTTGTTGATGATTCAAATCTGTATAATGAGATTGTGAACAGTAATCCCGACATTATCGTAACAAACTCGCCGTTTGATATTCGTGTGTTCGGCGCCAAACCAAATACTGCTTACACTTACTCTGGGCCAAATATTTCAGGCACAGGATTTGTGTTACCAAATGGATATTCTCTGATTGCTAACACTACAATCACAAATGTCGGTTCATACACTTACACAATTAACTTTGACGGAACCAACCATAGAAGAACATTGACTAAAGTCATCACCTCTTAAACTGGCATAAATAGACGATGGCAACAATCAGAACAAATATAGCTCGTCAATTTAAAGACCTGGATCTAAATTTTACGATTCATCCTTTGAAGAAGGATATCAACAAAAATTTAGACCAGGTTGCCGTGATAAATGCAATTAAAAACTTGGTTTTAACAAACCACTACGAAAAACCATTTAATCCGGACTACGGATCAAATGTGAGAAAACTTTTGTTTGAAACTGTAGATATTGTTACTGCTTCAGCTATCGAAAGAGAAATACAACAAACAATTCAAAATTACGAACCGAGAGTTAATCTGATTAGCGTTTCAGTGATTCCAGATGTAGACAATAATGCTTTTAGCGTTCAAATGTATTTTTACATAGTAAATCAAACAAATCCGGTTACAGTAAGCTTTTTACTAGAGAGAACACGATAAATGGCAACAAATCGTTTAACGGTCACCGACCTAGATTTTGATACGATTAAAACGAACCTGAAGAATTATTTGAAGTCTCAGTCGGAATTTACCGACTATGATTTTGAAGCTTCTGGTTTAAATGTTCTTCTGGATGTTCTCGCATATAATACCCATTACAATGCTTACTATTTGAACATGGTTGCCAATGAATCGTTCATGGATACCGCTGTTCTTCGCAGTTCTGTGGTGTCTCATGCTAAGAGTTTGGGTTATGTGCCGCAATCTACAACTGCACCACGAGCTATCATTGATTTGACAATTCCAACTGGTTCGAATACCGCAGATTCTTTAACTCTTCCAAGAGGCTTTAATTTTAGAACCAATCTTTTAGATAATTCAACTTATAACTACACACTTTTGACCGACACAACTGTAGATAAAGTTGGATCTGATTTTATTTTTAGAAATTTGAGCATTTATGAAGGCGAATTGATAAGTTACGATTACACCTATAATTCTGCAACAAATCCAAAAGCTGTTTTTCCGATTCCTGATGCTAATGTCGATACAACTTCCATTATTATTACTGTTCAAGTTTCTTCGAGCAACCTTTCATCTGCAACTTACAGTTTAGGCACTGATGTTTTAAATGTAACATCAAATTCTGAAGTTTATTTCTTGCAAGAAGCACAAGATGGCAAATACGAAATTTATTTTGGCGACAACTACATCGGCAAAAAATTAACTGATGGTAACATTGTCAACATGAGTTATCTTGTAACTTCTGGTTCTGCTTCGAACAAATCAAATAATTTTGTTGCAACATCTTCTGTTTCTCCATATACGACATACAATATAACCTCTGTTCAAGAGTCGGCTGGTGGTTCAGAAAGAGAATCTACCGATAGTATTAAACTGAATTCAACTCTTCAGTTTGCTACACAAAATAGATTGGTAACAACAAAAGATTATGAGAGTTACATTAAAACAGCATATGGCGCTGTAGATTCGGTTTCAGTTTGGGGTGGACAAGATGAGACACCGCCTGTTTATGGTAAAGTTTTTATCTCTATTAAACCCAAGACAAATTATTTTTTAACTGAATCTGAAAAAACAAGAATTATTGAAGAAATTATAAATCCCAAATCAATCGTAGCGATTAGTGCTGAAATACGTGATCCGGAATATTTGTATCTAAAACTCGCAAACAAAGTATTGTTGGATAA